CAAAGTTGTTTTAAAGTTCACCGAAGTGAGGAGTGCTCAGCGTACCAAGCTTCAATCGCGATCATTGTGATCAAAATGTTTAACCCTAAGTGCTTAACCCCCAAAGTTAATATCACCAGCGTTATGCAAACCCCCAAAGTTGCAACCCCCAAAGTTGCTACCCCCAAAGTTACCCCCAAAGTCAACGAAATTGACCCCACAATAAACAAAATTACGGCTATTCTCATGATCATGCAAATTGGAACTATTCTTTTATTTAAAACCACTAGAAATTCAATCTTTTCATGCCTTCAGCGAACTTATAGTAAATTTTCACTTTATTCAGAACTTGCCATTTTTGGAACTTTTATCACATTATGTGTCCTACCTTCAGTAGGATTTCTTTCACTAATAATCACCGCACCAATCATTGTAAAGAAAATTAAGAAAACCAAAATTCAAAAACATCCGCTCCACAATTTTACTTGTGAAGGCGACAACTTGATAACCGATCTGAAGAACTTTTTAGTTCCAATGTTGGAAACATATGCACTACCCGTCGCCTACATCGCAACTTTGGCATCATCCTTGGTAACTGTTTTTGCTTTAACAAAACACTATATTTCCACACCGAAGAAGAAGCGAACTACAACCCTAGTCGTGGCAATGGTTTCAGCCTTTGTCAACTTGGTATCGACTGCGATCCTTGGCATTGCTGGGACTGTAACCGCTGAATTCCCATGGCAACAGACTCTTGACACCTTGCAAGATGAAATTGTCGAGGAAATAGGGAAAGTAGATGAAAAGAAATTTGTTTATATCAATGAAAAGCACAAACAATATGTACTTATGTGCAAAGAATATTACAAATCTGATGCTTTTAAACTTCCACAAGCAAAGAAAATTTTCCAGTCGATATATGCAGACTTCTTTTCAAGAATGGATATGTTTATCTTGCCTCGAGTTGATCCCCCTTTCTTAATCGTGGGTGGAAAATTCCGCGCTCCCGTTAGTCACAATTCTTGTTTGGTCTTCAAAGCCATGTTGAAGGAATGGCCTATTTGGTTCATTGCTGCATACTATGGTGTAGAAGAGCATGACGAGATTGAACTATGGAACGGTGCGAAACCGACCACTTTCATGGATTACCCTGAGGAATCAGAACAGTCAGATGGTAATATGGGCCAGGAAAAAGAATCTATTGAGCGTATCAACCAACTGGCTGATGGAGGGGATTCAACAGGTCATGATACCGTTGATGAAGGAGAGAAGACACCAGCAGAACAGAAGCCTCTTGACAATTTCACTAAAGAACTTGAAATTACTGAAGAGGATGGAAAGACGACTGCATATGATGAACCAACAAGAATTTCAAAAATAATTGACATTATGTTTTCAAAGGTCATCGCCTTGTTCGCCAGCATTACTTCATGTCTGCTGGAGAAAAAGAAGATTACCCCAAGGACAATTATCACTGCTCTTGCGGAGGCTGAAAAGGTAGAGGGCGTAGTCGGAGACTTTAAGGAAATCCTTAAGGTCGTTAAAGGTGATCCCACTACAGATGAAAACCTCCGGAAGACCGTTACGGATATATCAACTGAGCTGACAAAATTCAATGAAATGCCAACCCACCAGTTTGCCTTACATCCTCGCAACACACAACGATTTCGCGAAGTAATTGATAAGGCACAGATAGTTCTCAATTCCATGGAACCCAAGATTCGTGCGAAGTTCCCTCTTCTCCAGACTGCCATCACCACTTCAACGGTTAGGAAGAATGAGCTCCTCACGACTGAACTCCCTTCTCTACAACGCCAAGAACCATTCTTGGTTTTGTTGAGAGGCGAACCATTCGTTGGAAAAACAGAACTATCCCTACAACTTAGTAGGTGGTTCGCAAAAGAAATTCTACAAAAAGACTATCACGGATCATTCGTGCAAATTACCCCATCAGATAAGTACTGGCCTCCCCTTGGAGGACAAGAAATTGCCCTCTTTGATGATGCCGCAACGAATAAGGACTTGCGTACTGATTTGCTCTTTTCCAACCTGAAAGGTATCTGCAGTCCAGCATATTTCAATGCTTCAGCTGCTGATATTGCCCATAAGATAAATCCTATTCATTTTCAGGTCATATTTGCCACTATCAACTCGACATTCGATAACCTGGCGGCACGTGTAACAGAGTTTTCGGACAATGTTACATGGGCAGCTATGTGTAGGAGAGCCATCGTAATTGATATGACGTGGAAGGATCAGAAGATGGTTGGGAATTTGTCTAAGGATTCAACCTTGGGAAAGGACAAACCACACAAGAAGAATTTCTCTCACGCAAATCTCAGTCTTCAGAGGATGGACGGAGGCAAGCTCCAACATTATAAGCACATCTCTGTCTCTCAATTGAAGACTCTCATTCAAGATGCACATCGCCATGAATGCGGAGAGTTTGAACGCAGAATCCGTTTGGACCAATGCATTCAAGAATCTGAACCAGCTTCCCGCACACACTTTTCTGTGGTAATACACGGAAGAACAGGACAAGGAAAGACTTATACTCTTGAACAACAACTTGCTAACCTCACTACAGCTTTTGCATATCCTCTTATACGTATCAACAACGTATATGATATCAAAAACTTGCCAGTGCAAAGATCTAGAGCAATTGTTGTGATGGATGATGTAGTCAAAGAAAATCCGAGCAGCGAATTACAAGAAGCCATCATGGAGATGTTCAACACAAAATTGGTACATGCATCAATCATTGTCACAGTTACGAATGTATCACCAAAATTTCAAAGTTTCACACTCACCGGACGCGACTTCACAATCTCTCGAAAATTACCTTTCCAAAATGAAGGAGTGGCAAGGAGACTTGGATACAAAGGAGTAATTAATGGAATAGTAATGCCGACAGCTAACATTGAATTGCACGTAGAAAACTTCCGTTTTCACGTCGTGCAAGGATCGTTAGGATTCAGAATAAGGTATCTCATCACCCTGATACCCATTTTGATTGCAGTCTTAATGGCAAACTTTTATAGTTTGTTATTTGCGGCTATCTATACCGTTGGTCTCTTTATTGTCCCAGTCTGCTTTCCCGAGAAATATGAACAAGAACTAACACCAGATCAACTCCCCAACTATGTTTACACCAAATATGGGGCGTTCATTGAAGAAATCAAAACAGTTTCCGTACAACATGGACTCGTCACAAAACCAGATGATTGCAACTTCGAAATTTATGCTAAGTCTAGCGATGTGGTGGAATTCAAAGCAGATCCGTACGAAATGGAAAAGCACGTATTATACGATCGTGCTCGATATGAAGCATGTGATCTTGACTGGAAACTGTATCTAGACAAAGCAGTATTCGAAGCACTCATGGACAACTACAAAAAGTTCATGATCGAAATGAAAGGACTTGACTACGACAAAATTCTCGCAATAGTTCAGAGATATGTTATGGGTTTCAGACAAATTGGAATTGCACCACGGTTCTACGTTCAGATAGATGGAACAGGAAAGTTCTCTTTCTTGGGAAATTGCGTCATGGCCGAAGTATTCAATCCCGCAAAGAATGAATGCCTAGTGCATGACACACCTGAGGGAACCCGTGTTGCAATCATGGAGGAGATGCAATGGAAATTTGTAGATCCTCGTGATGTGATATACAACCCACAACACGCCTTTGACAATTCAAAAATGCAACTAACATCAGTCATCGCAATTCGTGAATTCGTAAAAACACCACGATTCTTGAATCATCCATCAATCAAAATTCTTTTGAAGAACTGGCAACAAGAGGAAATACAGAAAGACCTGGCTATGGTCGGAAAAAGTTTCGCCGAACGTTACAGATCATTTAAGGAGCACCCATTAGGTAGAGTAGTTATGATACTCTTTACCATCTGGGTTGGTCTGAAAATCATCAGAAAACTTACATCTGGTCTCGGCATTCTCTTTGGCAATAAGTCTAAGAGACGTCGACAGGCCCGTAAGCAGGTAGTAGAAAGCGAAACTTCTTCTGAATCAGAAACAGAGAGCGAAGTTGAGAATCAGAAATCCCTAAAAGGATCGAAGAAACCCAGCAAGAAAGTCGGACAAGCTTCTGACTTGGACAAGAAAGTACCTCAAAAGAAGAAATTGACTGGAGCCAAGAAACCAGCAAAGAAAACTGGCGACATCTCTGATCTTGATAAGAAACAAAAACAGACGGTCAATAAGATGACCGACATGAATTCATATGATGCTTTTAAGGCTCATATTGATGCATGCAGAAAACAAGCACTTAAGGCAATGGTGCAGATCTACGTCCTCCCTGATGACGGAGAAATCTTGCACTACGAGCCTCGTGGAAATCAATCATGTTACGGACTTATAGTCGGTGACGACATGCTTGTAACTGTCGGTCATGTTGTTGACTCTGTTGAGGAACGACCAGGATCATCGGTATATGCCTGTTGTGACGAATTCGAAGAAGAAGCAGGATCATTCAAGTCAGTTAGGCTTAGTCTCATACACAGATACCCCTCTCGGGATATCTCTGTGTGGTACCTCAACCCGAAACTAGCCAATTACAAGCCACAATCATTGAGGAAACGATTCGTTTACCGTAAGAAAATATACGATGAGACCGTTATCAGCGCAGTGTTGGAACGATTTGGAACCAACAAACAACGAGAATACCACTGTGGAGACCTTAACTTCTTCACTGGTCCAGATGCCTGTGGAAAGGGAACTCTTTCTGATTATGGACAGATAGAATATGGTACTTTTGGGATCAAACTGACTACGTATGGCGACTGCGGTTTACCGTATTATGCTTGCGAACCTCAGGCTTGTGAACAGAAGATTCTTGGAATACATTGTATGGGCAACAACGAAGGATATACGTCCTGCGGTGTTGTCGCTACTATATTTGAAGAAGATTATGCGGTCTGGCTTAAGCAGAAAGAGACGTTTTTAGAAAAGGCACAACAATCCCAATGCTGCAAAATGGCAACCAAGAAATGGCAATTACTCCCGGACACGACACCAAAAGGCGATGGACATGTAACGCTTTGGAACCCCACCCATGAATCAACAAGAGGTTCCTTCGCAAATGAATTCGCCTACCTGATCACGACATTACAGAATAAACAAGGACGTTATATCAAAAACTCAGGAAAACTTCATGGATCAATTGAACATTCACATTTACAATTCATTCCAAATACATATCACGATTTGGAAGTTCCACATGATTGGCTACTCACAACAGCTGGAGAACTTGAAATTGCGAACGGTATGGAATCTTCTCAGAAGCTTAGCATGAAAACTGCTATTACGGGCTTGGAGAATTTTGCTGATCATATCCTCAGGAATAAATACTGGGGAGATGATTTTCGTTGCAATTTCAATGTCTACACCGACATCAAAAGTGGACTTCCAATGGTGAAATATTGTATTATCACCACTCATATCAATAAATTTGACAAATCACCGCAAGAACAGATCTACATGTCTGCGCTGCCCGAACTTCCGTTCGGCAATCAGGTGTATGCTTCCGAAGAGGTAAAAGACATCATTACAACCTCACTCATGGAAAAGCAGCGCGGGGTATCTGAAGACATGCCATATAAACTGGTCTCTTCTAACGAAACAGTTCGAGTAATCGGAGTGTTTCGTGGTGATAAATCTCACAAACCCACAAACACATTTAAAATGACGCCCTTTGCAAAACACATTGACAAGGCATTCAAACTCGAACACAAGAAACCATTTTCTACCGACATGAAAAACATTCCAGAAGCGGACTTGGAGAAAATTGTTATGGACCTCAACGGAGAAAAGTCCCAATTGGCAACACAATCAATCCAATGGGCACATCGAAATCATAATCCGGGTAATCTCTTCCTGAAAGAAATTACCAATGAGTTCCAGAGCAAGGTTCTCCAATACTACTCAAACATGGACGAAATGACAGATCAGGAAGTGCTAGAAGGATGTAGTCTCACTGCTAGACCGAAAGACGCCCCATACTTTTGTGGTATGGCTTTGGACAAGTCTGTAGGTTTCACGATGAAGGAACTCTTTTATGTGCAAAAGAAAAGCGACATTCTCACTGTTGACGAATTGGGCCACTACAAATGGCTCGAAAACGAAGCAGCGCACTGGCTGAGAGAACAATTCCAGCTTGCAAAGAGTGTCTACGCTAGAGGTGAACAGTACTTCATTGCTTTCCTTGAACTCCTCAAAATGGAGAAACTCAAGGAATCAAAACGCTTTGTTGGACGTACATTTCTGGCTCAAGACATTCTCGGTGTGCTTCTCGAAAGGAAATACATGGGAGAATTCGCAATTCGTGCTATGAGGGACGACCCAAATTGTGGTGTAGGAGTAGACGCACACAAAGATTTTAATCGCGTGTACAATTATCTGAACCACTTCCAATTTACATGGGCTGCTGACTACAAAAGATTTGACAGAACAATTCCCGGCTGCGTATTCCAACAAGTACGCGACATGCTGGTAAAACACAATCCAAAAATCGGCAAACAAATTTATAGCGTATTCAATTCTCTGATCTATCGCTTTCAAATCACTGGCAGGACGCTTTCACAGGTGTACGGAGGAATGCCTTCTGGCTGTACTCTTACTGCACCTTTGAATTCTCTTGTCAATGACTATATCATCTTCTCGTGCTTTGCTTCCATCTGTTCCGATAATGGAATGGAATGGAATTGGCAGTTGTACGATAAGAATGTTCGGCGAATCTTCTATGGAGATGATGTCTACTTGTCCGTCTCGGCCAAGTATTCATCAGTCTTCACTAGAACATTCGTAGCTTCAAAATTGCTCGAACTATATGGTATGGTCATAGATTCCTCTGTAAAAGATGGAGGAGTCTCTGATTTTGATACGTGGGAAACAGGAACTTGGATTTCAAGATATTTCAGAAAATTAGATCGCTATCCACATTTTGTGGTAGGCGCCCTCAAGAAAATCTCAATCAATTCGCATTTCTACTACGTGACATCACTTGACGCAACACATATCGCATCACTTTTGGACACGGCAATGATTGAAGCTGCACTATGGGATGAGGAATATTATAACACAATCCTCGAGTGTGTCAGGCTGGCATTGAAACATATGCCATCCCTACGTGCACATCTCACGCTACGTGATCGTCTCGTGGTGCAGCATTCGATCATGAAAGCTGCCCTGCCTAAACTGTGTGACAGACAAGAAACGACGGAAAATTTAAATAACGAAGACAAAGTTCGACGAGTGCCTAGCGTACCAAGAACACAAGACGAAAAACCATATTTTCAACGTTATCATCAGAAAGAGTATTACGAACAAGTCATAAAACCTTTCAAATCAAAACAAAGCGCAATGGGAAGTAATCCGAAATCATACATTTCTCAACTCAACGAGAAATTCCAGTCCGGAATCATTACCATCCTCACATGGGTAATGCAAGAAAACGCTTCTGCTAGTGCTAAATGGAAGGCAAAACTTTCATTTAAGTACACCAATGACGAACGTGCACCTTTTGAATTCTACGGTTATGGAAATTCCAAAACCGAAGCCAAAGAAGGAGCTGCATTTGAAGCATACTGTGCCTTATTTGTCAAGAACCCACAGCGAAGAGCTGATCTGCGTGCAGATAAGCTCCAAGCCTTCAGAAGGGAGACCTATGAAAACACTTTGGACAAACACGGAGATAAGAAGGTCGCAATGTTGGATAAATGTGTTGCAACGAGTCCGATTGCACCAACTACTTGTAGTTGTAAATGCAATCGCATAGACGAGCGCACACCAACACGTAATTCGAAATTCCGTGTTAAAAGCAAAATGGCACTGAATAACTTCAGACAAGAAATGAACGTTACACCACAATCAGTAGGAGCTATTCCACAAGCACCAATGACCCAAACTGACGTTAGCGTCGTTACCGATTCTGGACTTTTCACAAATACCAATGCACCATCACCAGCGAAAATCATCAATTCCGTTGGTATTGCTCTTGACAACCCAGCCGGTTCTGGCGCTCCATTCAACAAACACGTCTCTGTATACAACATATACCAGAGATGGGAAGCCAAGAACACGGTTCTGTCACCAGCACTACCTTCTGGAACTGAAATCGTTCGCATTTCATTGGATCCAAAAGAATTACCACAAATGATCAGATCTTATATCGACTTTCACGAATCGTTCATTCCTGCACTCGATATCGTCATCGCTATCGCTGGAGCAGCTGGAACGATCGGTTGGATCGCTACTGGATGGGTGAAGGACGCGTCCTCAACCAAAAAGTATACATTGCAAGACCTTCAACAAGTCGCAATGGAAGAATCCAACATGAACGGAACTCAAATCATCAAGATCAAATTGACTGATGTCAGGAGGATGGGACTCTATCGTCGGGTAACTGACGATCCAGAACCTTTTCCTGGTATCATCATGATGGTCGACCATGCTGTGACCAACGTTCAAAGAAATGATGCCGTGAACTACCCAGTTCGCGTGCAAGTCAGACTCGATCAAACCTGCATTCTTATGGAACCATTCAATCTACCATCATCATCACCGGCAACAACATCATTCGATTTGGGATCGTACTTCTACGACACTCACGTGGACGCTCTGATCGGTTCATCTGCTGTTGCAGATGATCCAGAATCAGTGGTTGTCCACCCCGACAGCGGCTTCAACGTTAAAGACTTTTCACCAGTCTTTGGCCACAACTGTGTCGCAGCCATCTACAAACAACTTGATGGCGCTACCAAAGCTGTACCAACCATATCGAACGACACAACACCATCTGCCGATTATCTAAAAGAAATAGAAGATATGGATAAATTCGAAGGAGGACCAAATGCACAACTCATGCCAAACAAACTCATCTTCTCGTTTGGCGAGACTGCACCTCTGGAGGACTTTCATTATGTCAATGCTGAGCCAACCCTTTTGGGATCAACTTATGCATTGTCTGGAGCTGTCCGTGTGGGCATCTTCAAATATAACATCACTTCGCTTGTTGCCCAAGCGAACGGATGTTATATTGTAATGGAAATCGATTCTTCTGTTGTCGACTCAACAAAACATGGAAAATTGGTAGTTTACAATTCATGCAACAATACCACCAACTTCGACCAAACTGACATCGACCACGCTATCGTTTATGACACGCGCAAAGAAGTAGAGGTTAATTGGATTTTCCAAGAATTCTCTCACAATAAAATCGCATCCGGAAATCCCTTCCGTATGCCTGTACGCATCGACCAAACTAGCGAAATTTACGTAACAGACACTCAATCAGACAAGAAACCAACAGTTTATGTACAAACCGGAAATTCTATGCCATCAACGACATTACCAACTGGACTGAAACAACTTTCTTTCGTGAGATCTGGAACAACAACACAGGTAACTGAAGATTTGCCTTTTGTCCCGCTCTATAAACCAATTATCAAGAATGCATTCCGTGCATTCGATGAATATTTGGTTAATAATGGCTTCTCAAATCTTGTACGAGGAGACTTGTACATAGCAGGAGAGAACAAAGGACAAATCGGTTACCAAAATTCCACTTTCTTCGTAAGGACTGACGATTTTAAAAAGATCTTTGCCAACATTGGCCAGGACATCAAAATTAAGAACATCGCAGACTTGCCACAAGCAAATGCTATAAACGCATTCAACACCACTGGAATGTCGACCTGGATTTCATCTGGAAAACGCACACGCAGACGCTTGGATCTGAATAACTTTCATCAACAGTCTGCGACTGTTGGAGGAGCTGTTATGACAGGATTAGGGAATGGATTTTCAGCGTGGGGAGATCAACTTTTCCAAGAACGCATGCAGAATGCCGTGCTCGCCAATAACCGAGCAATAGCTGGAGCAAACAATGCTGCTCTAGCTGAACGACAGAAAGCTGCCTTCGAAAGAAACCTTGAACTCAAGGGCTACAACTCTTCTTCCTCACAGTATGGCCTTTTCGGAACGCCAAAACCTAGAGGAGGAACAGCCGTGGCCCCACCACCACGATTGATAACCTCAAGTGGAGTACAAACTGAATCGCAACAAACGCCACGCTCCAACTTGGAACCACTCCAGGAAAACCCTGGTACGGAAACAAGTGAGGCGTCTTTGACACCAGCAAGCGAGTATACTACTTCACCTGAAACGAAAGCTGAATTGACACAAAGAATGAAATCTGGTCCAATTACGAAACTTTCACAATCAACACCAAACTGGACTCCCCGAGCCTTAGAGCTCGGAGAGGCTTCAGTTAATAACGCATTTAACACACAACCATCACAGGACAACGCTATGCAACGGACTTTCGGACCTGCGGTAGCGCAACTTGCGGGCGCCTTCAAGAATATCAATGATACAAAAGAGGGCGTTTAACAGTTGTTGCTCTGGAGAGCTAATGATTTTAAGGCAAAGATAATTTTATTAATTTTCAAGAGTACATTTTTCAACTAAAAAAAAAAAAAAAAAAAAAAAAAAAA